GGAAGAACTTGTTAATGATTTTCCAATGCCTATACCCTTAAGCATTGAGGAAATTTGATCATAAAGTTCTTTTTTAGTTGTTAAACTAAATATGTCAGTTGCACCGCCACTCTCATTACAAATTTGCTGTAAAGCAAAACTACCATACGCTCTATACAAATGATAATTTCCTATATTGGCTTTTATATCTTTAGATTTTTTATCTACTGTGTAAGTCTCAACAGGATTATTTGTAGATTCGTTAAGAATACGAATTTCGTTTTCTAAATTTTTTATTGTTATAGCCATTATTTACCCTCCATAATATTCACAAATTTTGTTAGTCCAAACTTTTCTCCAATCTTCCTCATTGTCGCAAACAGCAACAATGTCTTTGACATATACACTTCCCATTTCATCACAAAAGCCCACATCAGAACCCTTACAATCAACCAGCAAGACATTCTTCATACCCTTGCCCTGTACAATGCTCTCAAGGGCAATAGCTTTTGTTGGAACACCTAATTGTTCAGTAATGAGTAGTGTTCCTTTTTTAATATTTTCAAATCCTTCGCAATATTGATCCATGTTTTTTTCTCCAAGTTAGTGAGTTAGTTGTTTCGAGTATCTCTTCAAAGTACAGCTACTATGCTATACGACAACATACAAAGACCAAGACATTTCAACATGGGATCAAATCACTACACACGCCACAAGTTAGCCCCTAGAGACAAGCAACGCTACACCGCAATTCTTAGCACAATCGTTGACACACCCTGTTTTGTGTTCAGAGGGGATCAAGTCAGCTTTAAAAACTTGCGAGAGGGACAATCGCTACAAAGTCCGCAACCACAGTATTGAGCCACCAAGACCAACACTTTCAGGACACAGAATAAACGCACAGAGACATGAAGTCCGGATTTTTCGTGGAGAGGATTTTCTGTTTACCTCGTTGCGGTATTGACCCTAGTGTCGTTGGCTACTCTAGGCAACCAACATCGTGAAGTATCGTTGCGAACCTCACTCTAGGGGACAAAAGCAGTCCCACTATGGGCGGTTCAGAGAGGGGGCAAAAGAGCCGACAACCCCGAACACAAATCTAGTATAGGGATTATCACACAAATTACAAGTAAAAAATGGTAAATAATTTCTATGTATGTTCCACAACAAAACTTGATCAAGGCATAAATACATAAGAGAATATAGATACAGCGATAGTAAGCACTAACTACGCCACAGAAAAAAAAATTAAATATTAAAGGGTTAATACATAGCATGAACAAAAAAATATCCAACATATCAGGGTTAACATCAAAGCAAGAAAAATTCGCTCAAGGTGTGATATCAGGGAAAAATGCAAGTGAATCATATCGAGATGCGTATAACACGAAAGGAATGAAGGACAGTAGCGTGTGGACAGAATCTAGTAAGTTAATGTCCAACCCTAAGGTAGCCCAAAGGATTCAACAGGGAATCAAACGAAAGAATGAGTATGCGGTAACTTCAGCTATCAGTATAAGGCAGATGATCATTGACAGATTGCAAAAAGAGGCACTCGACATGAAGAATAATGAATCCGCAAGGATCAGGGCGTTGGAGATGCTAGGAAAAGTCAGCGAGATAGCGTTATTTACAGAGCGTGTGGAAACAGTTAACCAAAATAAAACTAGCGAAGAGATTAGGGCAGAGTTAGAGGATAAGATACAACAGATGTTTGGTAGTTAGTACTCACTATCACGGAAAGTATTGATATTGCTACCCCCACCCACCCCCACCCCCCTGTATGTTTTTTTTGTCTGACTACGGGGTACACACTAATTTGCACAAATAATTTCAGAATTTTCATAGGGTACCCCCCTTTTTATTTTTTCTACTAACTTTTTGATAGCTTTTTTTTATAAATGTTCGTATAATGTTCGTGGGTCCCATAAGACCCCCAAGATTATTTATGACAAATAAACAAGCAAAACTACTAGACGCTATTGAGGCATACTGGGACGAGTTTAATTGCGGACCTACATTGGACGCTTTGGCTTACACCTTAGGTATATCATCTAAAAGCACAATACACGCCATGCTGAAGAGATTAGAGGACTCAGGCTGGGTTACTATGCAACCTAATAAATGGCGTACTGTAATGAGCACTAGAAGAAGTCCTTTTAAAAAAGAACAAATAACACTTGACGAACAAGTGAAGATGTGAAAATATGCACATAATAGGGAGAACTATCGGCATACTGTATAGTAATAAACTATATAGTTTATATCTAAGATTAGTTTCTTATAGTTTTAAAATAGCTAGTAATACACTAGAAGGGTTTTGTGGCATCTCGACATCAACACGCATACTCCTTACAAATTCGTTATGTGTGAGATTCATACTGTATATATTCTCTAAGTCCTGAGGTGCCACATTTGTTTGATTTAAGTAAACTTGATCAATTATCCACAGATCAACGCAGGTCGCTCTTAGAGCTCATATCTGAGTACGAGAGAGCTAAGTTAAAAGAGAATTGTAAAGAAGACTTTCTCACATTTGTAAAAGAGATGTGGGTGGCTTTTATTGAGGGTTATCACCATAAAATTATGTCTGATGCTTTTAATAGAGTTAAAGATGGAAAACTTAAACGCTTAATTATTAATATGCCACCAAGACATACTAAGTCTGAGTTTGCTTCTTATCTTTTACCTGCTTGGTTTTTAGGTTGTTTTCCTGAAAAAAAAATTATACAAGTTGCCCATACTGCTGAGTTAGCAGTTGGGTTTGGTAGAAAAGTTAGAAACCTTGTTGGATCAGAAGATTTTAAAAAAGTATTTAGCGATGTAGGTTTGCAGTCAGACTCTAAAGCAGCAGGTCGATGGAATACGAACAAAGGAGGAGAATACTTTGCTATTGGTGTTGGCGGTGCTGTTACTGGTAAAGGTGCAGACTTGTTGATTATAGATGATCCTCATAGTGAGCAAGAGGGTCAAAGTAACGATCCTTCTGTATTTGATAAGGTTCATGAGTATTACACTTCAGGACCAAGACAGCGTTTACAGCCCGGTGGTGCGATTATTATCGTAATGACAAGATGGCATAAACGAGATTTAACAGGTCAAATACTTAAATCTTCTACTCAAAGAGATGGCTCAGACGAGTGGGAGTTGATAGAGTTCCCAGCTATCTTGCCCTCAGGTAAAAGTTTATGGCAAGAGTTTTGGGATATAAAAGAACTAGAAAAGTTAAGAGCAGAACTTCCAGTATCTAAGTGGTCTGCACAATATCAACAGAATCCTACAGCAGAAGAATCAGCGATTATTAAAAGAGAGTGGTGGAGAGTTTGGGAAAAAGATGATCCACCGCCTTGTGATTTTATAATTCAATCTTGGGATACTGCTTTTTTAAAGACACAAAGATCAGACTTTTCTGCTTGTACTACATGGGGTGTATTTTATAGACCTGATGATGATGGTATTACACAACCACAATTAATATTATTAGATGCTTTTAAAGAGCGTTTAGAGTTTCCTGATTTAAAGAAACAAGCTTATGAAATGTATCAAGCTTGGAAACCTGAAGCTTTTATAGTTGAAGCGAAAGCAGCAGGTATGCCATTGATTTTTGAGTTAAGGCAAATGGGTATTCCTGTTTCCGAATACACTCCAAGTCGTGGAAATGATAAGATAGCTAGAGTTAATGCTGTAGCTGATTTGTTTGCTTCAGGAATCGTATGGGCTCCGGAGAGAAAGTTTGCAGAGGAAGTGATAGAAGAATTCGCTTCTTTTCCCACCGGAGACCATGACGATTTGGTAGACTCTTCAACACAAGCACTTATAAGATTTAGACAAGGCGGGTTCATTGGGCTAAGTTCTGATGAACCTGATGAAGATTTACCTCAAAGAGAAGCAAATTATTACTAGGAGATTAGATGGCAGAGAAACCATTACAAACACCCGATAAGATTGTAAAGGATTCCTCTTTAGAAGTGTTAGTTACAAACCCTGAAGAAGTCGCAGTTATGACTGAAGATGGGGGCATGATAATAGATTTTGAAGAAGGTGCTGAATTTGGTACGCCAAGTTTTGATGATAACATAGCAGAATTCATGGCTGATGATCAGCTTGAATCTTTAGCATCTGAATTAATACAATATTTTAATGCGGATAAACAATCACGCAAAGATTGGGAAGAAACCTATACAAAAGGATTAGATCAACTGGGATTAAAACTAGAGGAAAGAACTTTGCCTTGGCAAGGTGCTTGTGGTGTATTTCACCCACTATTAACTGAGTCAGTTGTTAGATTTCAGGCAGAGTCAATTACAGAAATATTTCCAGCAAAAGGTCCAGTTGATGTTCGTATAGTTGGAGATATAGATCAAGAAACTCAGAATCAATCAGTAAGAGTTAAAGATTATTTGAATTACTTGCTAACAGAAAAAATGACTGAGTATAGGACTGAAACAGAGAAACTATTATTTAATTTACCTTTAGCTGGTTCTGCATTTAGAAAGATTTATTATGATCCAACATTAAATAGACCAGCTAGTATGTTTGTACCGGCTGAAGATTTTGTTGTTAGTTATGGTGCATCAGACTTAACAACTTGTGATCGTGCTACACATATTATGAAAAAAAGCACAAATGATATTAAAAAATTACAAGTTATAGGTTTTTATAAAGATGTAAATTTACAAGAGCCTTCAGAAGATTTAACTAATATTGAATCTAAATACAGCGAACTTACTGGCGAAAAACAATCTTATGAAAATGATAATCGTCATACCATATTAGAAATGATGGTTGATTTAGATTTAGAAGGTTTTGAAGATAGGCAAGGTGGTCAAGTAACAGGTATAGCATTACCTTATGTTGTTACTTTAGATTATCAATCAAGTAAGATATTAGCCATCAGAAGAAACTTTATTGAGAGTGATCCTCTAAAAAAACGCAGACAACACTTTGTTCATTATCAGTATCTTCCCGGTATGGGATTTTATGGTTTTGGATTAATACATTTGATTGGCGGTATAGCTAAATCAGCTACAAGTTTATTAAGACAACTTGTAGATGCAGGAACATTATCTAATCTTCCGGGTGGCTTAAAATCAAGAGGTCTTAGAATAAAAGGCGATGATACTCCTATAATGCCCGGTGAGTTTAGAGATGTAGATGTGCCGGGTGGGGCTATTAAAGATAATATTACTTTCCTACCATATAAAGAACCATCTACTACATTATATTCTCTTCTGCAAAATATCGTAGAAGAAGGTAGAAGATTTGCTTCGTTAGCTGATATGAAAGTATCAGACATGAACAACCAAGCACCAGTCGGCACCACTTTAGCTTTGTTAGAAAGATCACTAAAGGTAGTAGGTTCAGTACAAAGTCGTATTCATAATTCAATGAAACAAGAATTAAGGATACTATCTAAAATAATTTTTGATTTTGGACCAACTGAATATCCTTATGAGATTAAAGGCAAAGAATTAATTAAAGAAGATTTCGATGGAAGAATAGATGTAATTCCTGTTTCTGATCCTAATGCTTCAACTAAAGCACAAAAGATCATGCAGTATCAGGCAGCGTTACAGCTTTCTCAACAAGCACCTCAGATGTATAACATGGAAGAGTTACATAGGCAGATGCTAGATGTATTAGGTATAAAAGATGCGGATAAAATAGTTCCTCTTGAAACTGAGATAGAACCAACTGATCCAGTTTCTGAAAATATGAATATGTTGAATAGAAAGCCTGTAAAAGCTTTTATGTATCAAGATCATGAGGCACATATTAAAGTCCATTTGTCTGCTATGAATGATCCTAAGATGCGAGAGCTTGTTGGTCAAAGCCCTAATGCTAATGCTATATTAGCTGCTTTTACAGAACATATTACAGAACATATTGCTTTTCAATATCGTAAAGAAATTGAAAAACAACTTGGTGCACCATTACCACCACCTGAAGAACCACTACCTGAGGACATTGAATTGCGTCTATCAGAACTAGTGGCACAAGCTTCAGAAAGAGTATTAGCAGATAGTCAAGCAGAGGAAAGACAAAAAGAAATACAAGAAAGACTTGAAGACCCTGTAATTCAACAACGAGATAGAGAATTGAATATTAGAGAAGCAGAAGTACAAAGAAAAATGAAGGCTGATGCTGAAAGAATAGCAGTAGATTTAGCGAGATCACAAGCAAGTACAGAGGTAGAAAAAGAAAGAATAGCCTCTCAAGAAAGAATTGCTGGTGCTAATATAGGGTTAAAAGCGGCTACAGAAAATAAAAAAATATCTAGCAAAGAACAAATAGAAAGTGCTAAGATAGGAAAAAATATAGCAGATGAACTACTTGATGAATAGTGGCTGATACAACTGAAAATATAATTAACGCTATTAGAAAGCAAATCAGAGATCACATGAATGAACACGCTGATCATTTATCAGGTGGGGCTTGTAAAGATTTTGAAGAGTA